GCGTGGCCGTGAGCGTGTCCGAGGGGACCATGTAGATAGCCCCGGTGGAGAAGCCGAAGAAGTACCGGGTCGACAGGCCGCCGGTGCCCGGGCGCATCTGGTGGAAGACGTTGAGCTTCTCTTGCGGCAGCCCGGTGATCGGGAGGTGCTGGAACGGCGGGCGGGGGCCCAGGCCGCCGGACGGGTAGGTCCAGACATTGGTGCCCCGGAACTTACGGGGGTCGGACTTGATCGGGCGGGCCCGGCCCTCGTCGCCCCCGGACCAGTCCGTGAACTGGATCAGCTCGGAGGCTCCCACTAGAACTCGCTCCCCGGCCGCACCTCGACTCGGAGGGGCTCACGCCCCTGGTTGATGTTGTCTCGGGCCCGCTTCAGCCAGGCGCCGTAGTCCATCTTCGCTTCCTGGGCCCGCTCCGTCTCCTTCTTCATGGTCAGAGCCTTGGCCGCACACCACTCGACGAGGCCCTGGGAGTAGGCCTCGGGCAGCAGCGGCACGTCCTCGTCGGCGACAAGCTCGGTCTCGCTCTTGACGTAGCGGTGGACCAGGTTGTAGGCGCCGTTCGGGGTGTACCGGAGGGTGATCTTCCCACCGTCGACGGCGTACATGTAGGGGCGGCCGGTCGTGGTCGCCGGGATCCGGTCCAGGACCTTGATGTGTCGGCGGGTCAGCGGCTCGCCGGTGTCGCCGTGGGTCAGGCTGATGGTGCGGACCCAGAGCGACGGCGGGCTGACCTCGTCGGTGCCCGCCACGGTCGTCAGGGTCGCCTTCGCCCGCAGCCACGGCCAGTCGGCCTCGAGGGTGATGGTGTTCAGGCCGGCGTTGATGAGCCGGAGCAGGACGGCCGACGTGACCAGGCTGTCACTCGTGGTGAGCCCGGCTCGGTCCCGGATCCTGGTCTTCAGCGCAGCAACGTCGTAGGCCATGGTTAGAACGCACCGTCCTTCTTGAGGGCCCAGACGAGCTTGTCCGCAGCAGCGGACAGCTTCTCCTGGCTGGGCGCCAGGCGGGCTGCCTCCACCTTAGCGTTGTGCCTGTCGACGGCCTCCTTGACGTCGAAGCCACGGCGGGTGTCGTGCTCGACCAGGCGCCGGGTGACATTGGAGGGGTCGAGATCCCCTCGGAGACGGGCGATCTTGCGGTACTCGCCGTCGTGCTCGAGGCGCCACAGCTCGTACCACTCCTCCCGGGTGTCGGGGTCCCGGTACCTGGCCAGGCAGATGCGGGGGTCGCCCTCCCAACCTACGGCGGGGTCGCCCTTCTGGATGCGGTCAGCGAGCTCGTGGAGGTTGGGGCGGACGATGGAGCGCCCGAACAGAAAGTCGGGATGATCGACCCGTGCCCAAGTCTCCTCTCGGGGCAGGTTCATGGTTCCAGAATACAAGCGACCCCCGGGTTTCCCCGGGGGTCGCAGGTCTGACGCCGTTGTCAGAGGGGGTCGGACTATGACTCCGACAGGTCCTTGACCAGGACGTGGGCGTTGCGCTTGTCCGTGGTCAGCTCGTGGTACTTGTACAGGGTCGCCTCGTAGGCGTCCTTGCCGGACACCCGGCTCAGGACGGCACCGTCGTCGTCCATCCACTCCCAGTCCGAAGCCTCGTGCTGGGTCAGGTGGGCGAACGCCAGACCGAAGGCCTGGTTGTTCGGGCAGTCACGGTCCCAGATCACGCCCTTCTCGCTGGAGCCGGCGGCCAGGCTCAGAGCCTTGTAGCCACCCTTCAGCTCGAGGGTGTCGTTGATCCGCTTGTAGGTGTTGAGCTGCGAGGCGTAGTTCCGGTGGACGCCGTCGGAGGTCACGAACACGTCGATCTCGACGCCACCCCGGATGGCACCCTTCTGGACGGCCTGGGCGAGCAGGGTCTCGGTGGCCGCACGGAGCGTGCCGCCGTTGCTCAGGACCGTGGACTTCCAGACCGGCTCGACCGTGGGGTCGACCGAGAACAGCGTGCCCGAGTTGGACACGATGGTCTGGAGACCGGTGAGCTCGACCTGCGAGGAGCCGGAGCCGCCGGAGCCGCTCCGGACAACGCTGTCACCGTTCGACGTGGTGACGTTGGCGCCCGAGATCACGATGGACTCGGGAACGTCGTTGACGTCGAAGTTGATGGCGGTGATCTCACGCTCGGTGGCCACCGACGTGAACGGCGAGCTGGTGCCGATGTCGATGATCATGCCGACCTCGAGCTGGTTCTTCTGCGTCGTGGTGGCGTCGGCGTGGAGGTTCAGCGTGGTGGTGGAGCTGTTGGCAGCCACCTTGATGATGACACCGTTCGAGGTACCGAAGAGCTGACGGTTCACGTCCCGGCGAAGGTCCGTGGTCACGCCCCGGGTCTCGGAGTCGACAGCACGCACGAACGAACCGGCGTTCGAGCGCATCGCCTTGATCGTCGGACCGGTGATCTCGATGCGGCCGTAGTTGTACCGCAGACCAACACGCTCCTTGGTGTACTTCTGGTTCTTGGCAGTGGGCAGCGTGCCACCGTCCGCACGGGCGCCGATACCGTGGTTCCGGCGAACGTGCAGGGACAGGACGGCCTCGAGGCCTTCCACGTCCTCGGTGTTGCGCTCGATCTGCTGGAGCAGCATGATCGAGTTGTTGAGCTGCTCACGCATGGCCGGCTGGTAGTCCTCCTTGAGGGCAGCCGCAGCGTTTGCAAGGTTCAGGGCCATTTTGTGAGGGGCCTCCTAAGCCCCGGGAATGGGTTGGCGGTGTGGGGTTCTGGATGCGCCAGCGGGTGCCGACGGGGCACCAGGCCCCTATCCGGCCAAACCCGGCTCCCGGCCGGGGCTGACAGCCCTAGCATACCGAACACACGTTCGAGTCCCTGGGCCGGAAAAGGAAGAGCCCCGGCCGAAGCCGGGGCTCTTGGGGTCCGTGAAACGTTCGACGGTGCTACACGGCAGGGCCGGCGCTGAGCCGGGCCTTCACGCTCTTCCGGGCGTCGCCGAAGGTCTTGACGGGCTTGGCCTCGGAGGCGGGCCCGCCGGTCTGGACCGGGCTGGGGAGGTCCGACTTGTTGAGGCTGGCCACGTAGGCGTCGACAATGGCCTTCTTGTCTGCCTCAACCCTGTTGTGGGCAGCCTCGAGGTCGCCGCCGTTCTCGTTGGCGTAGAAGACCAGGTCCCGGTACTCCTTGGTCCCGGCCTTGTAGCCGAGCTCGCTGATCCGGCTCTCGATCGCCTTACGGGCGTCGTGCTCGGCGATGGCCCGCTGCACGTCCTCCTGGGTAAGACCGGCCGGCTGCTGCTGGACAGCCTGCTGGGCGGCCTGCTGAGCCTGGACGCCCGTCCCCTTCAGGCCAGCCGTCAGGCCCTCGAGGTTCTGGACGACGGCGGCTCGCAGCTCGGGGCTGGCCTCACCGGACAGGACGGCGGCGACGTCCCGGCTGAAGCCCAGCCAGGCGTCCCGGTCCTCGGGCTGCCAGCTTCCGAACACGTCCTTGTAGGGGCTGAGCTCGGTGCGGTACTTGGCCGACTCGCCTCGGAGCTGCTTCACGTACGGGGCGTGCTCTCCGAAGATGCTGTCGTCGTCCCCACCCTTGTGGGCCGGGATGGCGTCGGTGCCCTTGGGGGCCGTGGGCGTACCACCGTTGGCCGTCACGCTCGAGACGATGCTGGCGGTGGCGGCGTTGGCAGTCGACTCGCCGGGGTTCTGGGCAGCGGGAGCCGGGGTGGCCGGCGCCGGCGCTGCCGGTGCGGGTGCGGTGGCGGGTGCGCCACCGGCGCTGATGTCACTCATGCTTCTCGGTGCCTCCTGGACACATCGAGAGGTATCTCCTCTCGAATTACGGGATTCCGCCCGTCACGGTCTCCGGGGCGGCGGCGAAATCGTCCTTCGCAGCTCGGCCCATGGCGACTTGGTTGCCGATCTGCTTGCCCTTGTCGGTGGCAGCGGCGATCGGCTTGTTGGACTCACCGGTCCCGGGCTGCGGCCCGCCGTCGGGGCCGACCGGGGCCGGGGCGCCGCCGGGGGCACCCGTGCCGGCCTGCGCCAACAGGTCGGGGACCGCCTCGACGGGGATCTTGGCGGCACCGTTGGCGTCGGCGGCAGCGGCCAGCATCGGGCTGGTCATGGCCTTGGACAGCATCCGGCCGAGGAGCTCGGCGGAGAAGTTCTCGTGAGCCTGGTTGTGGAGGATGAAGATCTCCTGCTGCTCGGGCGTCATCGTCCGCCAGCGGGGGCCCTTCATGAACTTCAGGTGCTCCTTGATGTGGACCTCGTGGTCGTCGAAGATCGCCGGCACCTCGGGCGAGCCGAGGAGCATGAAGTGGTTCTCCGACCGGGCCTTGTGCACGTCGGGGGAGAGGGCCTGGAGCAGGTCCCGCTGGTCGGGCAGCTCGGCCGCACGGGCGAACTCCTCGACCGTCGTGATGAGGCCCATCTGCACGGCCATCTTGGCGAACTCGAGCTGCTGGGCCCGGCTGCGGGGCATGATGGCGTCAACCGGCACGATGGCGCCGACCTGGCCGAGGAGAGTGCCACCGTTCCACTCAGTGGTCTCGGCCGGCTGGCCAGGCGTCTTGATGACGTTCTGGCGGGTCTCGACCACGTTCTCCTGGTAGATCTCCAGGACCATGTGGCCGACCTTGCCGAAGGCGTGGGCGGTCTCCTTGGTAAGGCGGCCGATCGGGGTCTCGTCCTGCTCAACCAGGAGGGCGATGCCGGCAGCGGAGTCGACCCGGCCCGGGGCATCCCCTCGGGACACGTCGTGGATCCCCAGGGTCGTGTCCATCTCGGCGGACAGCCGCATCGGCTGCTCGATCCACCACTCCGGCATCTGCGGCGGGGAGGTCCACTGTGGCGGCGTCTCGCCGTCGGGGTAGGGCACGAGCTCACCCGGCAGGTCGGTGAGGTCCTGGATCATGTCGATCACGGACGCCGGCAGGAACAGGCGGGCGTTGCCGGCGAGCTTCATGTGCTCGACGACGGAGCTCCAGCCCTGGTTGATGCCGTTCTGGATGGACCGGGCGGCCGACATCACCGTGGCGCCGGTCCAGCGACCGGTGCCCCGGGTCTCCTTGGCAATGATCAGGTTCAGCCGGTCCCGGAACGGGAAGGGCCAGGGCGCCTCCGCCACGACCTCGTCGTTGACGACGAAGCAGAGCTTGCCCTCCTCGTTGAGGCCGTTCGGGCGCTCGTAGTAGGTCAGGACCCGGGTGAGCTCTACGTTGGTGTCAGCCCCGTAGCCGGCGTGTGAGGCCAGCAGCTTGGTCTGGAACGGGGTCAGGGCGGCGGTGGCGTCGGCGGCCGGCTTCTGCGGCAGCTTGAACTGCGCCTGCACCTGCTCGGGCGGCATGACGCATTCCTTGATCCACCAGCGGGCGGTCTCGGCGTCCTTGACGCCCGGCTCGACAGCGAAGTCGGCGACCGTCAGGACGGTCTCGACCGTGTCGCCCTCGTTGATCGGCACGCCGGAGGCCGGGTCGAGGCCGAGGACCTTGCCCTTGGCGGGGTCCCACTCGACGGCGATGGCACCGGTACCACCCTTCCAGGTGGCCCAGACGAGCTCCTCCCGGAGCTCCTCCCACTTGTGCTCGCCGACGAGGGCGTTCAGGATGCCCTCAGATGTCATGGCGGCCCGGACGGTGGCGTCGTCGGCGCCGGTGGGCGGCACGTCGAACACCAGCGGGCGGCCCGTGGCCTTGGAGACCAGGGTCCGGCTCGCCGGCCAGATCTTGTTGACCGTCAGCCGGACTCGATCGGGGTCCTTCGGCAGCTCGTCGAACGAGCTGGTGGCCTCGTTGTACCAAACCCACTGCTCGCCGAGCAGGTAGGAGTGGTTGAGCCAGTACTGGTAGCGCTCGGCCTTGATCGCCCTGGACGCCCGCTCGTAGAGGTCCCGGATGCTCTTGCCACTGTATTGGGAGGCAAGCTCACCAGGAAGCTGCTGGCCCTGCTGGTTGCCGGCGTCGGTCGGGAAGGCGTCCACGGGAAAATGCTACCTCTCCGGCCTTTTCAGTCGGCCTGGACGATGATGGGGCGGGGCAGCTCACCCTCGGCAAGCTGGGGCGGAGCGGCGGCCTTCTTGAGCTTGGCCAGCTTCTCCTCGAAGTCGACACCCCGGTTCGGGGGGTTCAGTACCGGGCGCAGCCGGGAGTTCTCCTCGATGGCGTCAACGACGAGCTGGCCGGCGTCGGCGAAGGCCCTCACCAGGAAGGCGGCCTGCTGGGCGCTGCGCTCGCCGGCCCGGCGGTCCAGGACCCAGCTATTGGCGATGACGGCGACGGTGGTCAGGATGACCAAGGCGGCGAAGACGATCACTTCTTCTTGCCCCGCAGCTCGGCGATCTCCTCACGGAGGGCGTCGAGCTCCTCCTCGGATGCCTCCGCCCGTCGAACGGAAGCGGCGTACTTGGTCCCGTACAGGCGGGCCGCCTTGCGGGACTCCTCGAGCTCGGCCTCGAGCTCGGCCACTTGCTCCGGGCTGCGCATCCCGAAGAGGGCTGCCATCTCCATCACGTCCTGGGCGCAGATCTCGATGCGACCCTCCGGGCGCATGCGGAACACGTTCATGGTCGTGAACAGGACCGGGCGGCCGTTGCGCTCGTGGTTGTTGCAGACGGCGCAGACACCGGGGGTGGCGCTGCGGCCGTCCTGACTGAAGTCGGGCATGAGCTGGTTCATCAGGCAACTCCTCTCATCAGGGACCAGGGTATCGAACTGGTGTTCGAGTCCTCGGGCCGGGGGCGCCAGACGGAGGAGAGGAGGGACTCCCGGCGCCGCACCCGGCCCAAGACCTAGCGTACCCGGCCGAGCTCGGGGTGGACCTTGGCGCCACCCCGGCGCTTATTGCGGATCCGCTCCATGTTTCGCTGCACCCGGCCCTGCATCGTCGTGTCCTCCGGGTCCTTCTTCGGGAGCCGGAACTGGAGGGCGCCCTGGAAGAGCATCCAGACGGCGTAGGCGGTGGTGTCGACCTGGTCGTCGTGGGTGTCGAGGGGGAACTTGAGGTGCTCGGACTCCCATTCGGACAGCCACTCGGCGTCCGCCGGCCAGTAGACGATCCCGTCCTTGCACGCCTCGCCGGCGGGCAGGGCCCGCATGACCTTGTCGCCGTCGACGTCCAACGACCGGATGGGGACGGCCCGCTTGCGCCGGAGCTGTTGGACCAGGGTCACGCCGTAGGTCTTGTTCTCGACGCCGGCAACCTTCACCCTGTACTTGAGGCGGTCCCGGACGTACTCGAGGTTCTCGAGGAACATCTCCACGTGGTCGGCCGACTCGGTGCGCTGGCGGTGGCGGGCGACGAGGAGGAGCTCCCGGTCAGGGGTGACCGCCCAGGTCGAGATCACCGACCAGTCCGAGTAGGTCTTGGCGGTCGCCGCCAGGTCGATGGTCTGGAAGAAGTAGCACTCGTCCTTCTCAACCCACTTCGGCCCGTCGGGGGTGAGGAGCTCGAAGGTCTGGGTCCCGAGCGGCTTCCAGTAGCGGAAGTCCTGGCGCCG